CAGGGAGGACATTGTAGCCTTCGCTCTCGATACTTCCCTTTTTAATAGCCATAAACCCTCCGCAGAACTTGTTGGTGGATTAAAAAAATCTCTTGATCCACAAGCCATGCAATATGTCTCAAGGTGTCCGATTGTGCTGTATTGTCTGTCAAGAAACATTCTGCCTTTACATTTTTTACATTTTAGCATTAGTTTGGTATACCAATGATAATTAAGTTAACATTAAGAGAAGCATCTCCAGATGTGTTAAACTTAACAAACCCAGTAACAGAAGACGTAGATGGATCATTTAATATTAAAGATACGCTTGCTCCAGCAGGAGTTTGTCCTACGTTTATTGGGGTAGCAGTAACAATTGGGGGGAATCTAAACTCTCCTGTAAATGAATGTGAAAAAGAAATTTGCTCACCAGGGGTAACAGACTTGCTACTTGCAACTTTAACAAGTGCACCAATAACCCTAACCTCTGTAACCTTTCTATTTTGTGGACCGTTGTCTGCTGTCTGAACAGTTACATAGTCATAGGTTGCTGGAGAGACCTCTTTTGATAACTCGTTGACTGCTTGGGCTAACTCATAAACATATGCTACATCTAGTGGTTGTCCACGCTCAGGTAAGGGTATTTTTGCCATACTATAATTATACCACTATCGGAGTTTCTAAAGTAAAGATTGCTGCATCTGCAGAATAATTCTTAGGATAGACAGGTACCTGAACTGCAACCTGAAAGGAAGTTACTCCAGATGGAACAAGTATTCTAAGCGATGTTGCAGGTACGGTTTCAAGGTGAACCCACTTATCATTAGTTAGATTAGTCTTAATGTACACATCATATTCTTTAAAGATAGATGTTTCAGTCTCACCAGGATCACTTGAAGCCTTGGGATGTTGCCAAACCATGGTAATTACCTTCAATTGTCCTCCTGCAACTCCAACAGAGCAAGGTACTTTGGGTATAACCCCATTTGGTAAAAAGTAGTATGGAGACCAGTGAGAGGATCTATTCTTGTCATTTGATACCACTCTATACCTAACAAAATACCCTAGCCTACTTAAACTAAGAGATGGGAGATCTTCTTTTAAGACTATTGCCTTTTTGATTTCTTTGTCTGGCTCAAGATCGGTCAGTGCCATTACATTACATCCAAGCCAAACCTAAACTCAATGTGGTTTGAACTGTTTGCAATTTTTGTAACTGGCCTTGAGTTTAGACTTTTTACAACTGAATATCCAGTTAATCCATAAATTGGATTTTGATTTTGTGTGTTTTCTAGCCTTAAAGCATCTAGACAAACATAGAATTCGTCTGAAATAAACACCTCTTCTGTGACTTCATTCTTTTCTGTTACTGTGACATACGCTTTAACTACATCTGCATTTTTCCAAGTAAATCCAGAACTCCTATTTAATTCTTCAAACTTTGCAACAGAAATAAAATATCTTTGATTTTCAAAATCTACGTCTGGATCAGTACTGCTTAGTACTGTTTCAAACCTTGCGTACTCTCCAACGTTGTAGACATCTCCCTCTGCAAACTCTAGAATAATTCTTACATCGTGAGGCTGTACATTTCTTGTAGAGTCTTTGTTTATTACTGAGAAGGCTAGCCTTAACTCGTCTTTTGGTGATGACTTATCAAAATCTAGAGTTGCTCCTGTTAATACTAGGTGAGGGGAAAGAGCAGTCCCTAGCGTAAGTTCATCAGTAACTGGGTCTATCTCAATATCTGAAACATCTCCTCTAAGGACTACAATACTATTTAAAAACCTAGAACCTTCATACCTGTTTGATCTAGTTGAATTTGTAAAGGTTGGGTTATCTGCATTTGTTATAAATGCTTTGCTAGTTGTCTGAATGTCTCCAGCAACGTCTAATCTAGTTTCAATTGGAACAAGGGCTGTATTGTTATACTTCCAAGTTTCATCTTTATTAAATAAAAAGATTGATCGGCTATCGTTAAAGTTTGCACTTGGGTTTGATCCCGCAGACCAAATGCCAACCTCTGTTATATCATATCTGTCTAGCGTTGGAAGTTCTCCAGTAAAGACAATCTTAGATACTCCGTCTTCAGTAACGTATCCTCTTGATGTTACTGGTATTCTAAACATCTCAAAGTCCAAAGATTCTTTTGCTCTCATAGCAGTCATCTCAGCCTCTGAAAATGTATAAGAAGATGATACTGGTTTGGCTCCACAGCCAATTGCAATATATGAGGCATAGGCTGGTGCCTGACCTACAAGGTATTTTGCCAGAATTGACTGGCCTGTATTAGTTATCATTTTTACTCCTAATTAGTAATTGTATCATCAAAATACCCCCCTTGGTTGATTATCTCTATCTCTACCTGCTCTTCGTCTTCTAGGTTAACAAGATCAATTAACAGGTTGCCTGAGCCTTGCTCAAGGTAGACTATGGACCCGTTACTTCCATTACCGTATTTAGGAATCTTGTCTTCAAGTTTTATTGAAAAGTTCTTAAACAAAACATCTGATGTGCCACCAAGTTTAATTATATTATTAGAGTTATATTCAAGCATGATATTTTTTAGGTTTTTAACAATGCTATACATAATGTTTTGTCCATTTATAGCATCTGCCCTGGAAATATTAATTAGTTCTTGTCCACCAATATCTTGAAATATAATCTCAAACATAGCCTCATATGCTATTGGATCATTTAAATCATCAACGGCATTAGGGACGGCGACCTTGGTTGAGTTGGTTTGAGTGCTTCTACCAAAGTCATTAGTCCAGGTATAGGTATATGTTGCTTGATTTGCAGTTGCATCTGTAGCCATTACAATACCTCACTTAAAAAGACAGACATCTCTGGTCCGTCTTTTGATTTTGAATATTCTATATTATATACTACGAACCTAGAGCCAACAGATCCAGCCCTATTAATATTTTTTTCAACATAGTCTACTTCCACGATATCTCCTAGTTGAATCATAGGGTTTGCAAATATTTTTAAACCTATTGACTTTCTTGGCTTTGTTATTTTTTTAACTAACCAGGACATTAGGTTTTCAGCAGCATCGGCTGATTGTACGTATGGAACATCTAAAGAAAAATCTTTTTTTCCGTAAAGCATTCTGCTTGCTTTGATATCTTCATAGTTTTTTGTAACTTTATTAACAGCAGTTATAAGACCTGTTGAGTCAAACTGTGGGTCTGAAAGATTGCTATTTTTTGAAAAGTAATCATCAACACTATAGTTGTTTGTGGACTGATTTGTAAAGGCTATACCTTGAACTCTTAAATAACTTTGGCTACTTGAGTCTAAACTTAGTGTTGTATCTGTTGTATTAAAAATTAAAAACTCTGCTCCGTATGATCTGGCTCTGAACCCAGATACAGCATAGGACTTTAACTTATTAAAGGTTGGAGATAACTGTGCGTACAGTGCTGGATATGCTAAATCATATCTAAAATTAAAAGATGCTGCTTCTCTCATGATGGTACCAAACTCGTCAAAGTAGATACTAAACTTGGGAGGTTGGGAAGAACTTATGCCAGTCAGATAGGCAGCCTGGACAGCCCCACTCATTGAGTATTTTCTAAATGAATCTTGAGCACTTATTCCAGAATTACTAAATACATTTGCAACTGGAGTATCTAGTTGAAATGATGTGTTTTGAGAATAGTTATTTGCTAAGGCATAAACATTTTCAAACATAACTCTAGAAGATCCTCTAACAAAAAGTGCAAGGTTGTTATATACCTTTAATGGAGAATCGTCAAAAACTGTAGCAATAAGATTGTCGTTTAGATATAAGAAAAACTTTCTTTTTGATCCAATATCCTGGTACTCTACAGAAAGATCGTAGACAGTTGGATTTTGTTCTGCTGCTACTCTATACTGACCCACGAACTGTCCGCCATCTACAATGATGTTCGCAAGACCTTCATAAAGAGTAATAGGTATTGCAGGGCCTGACAAATTTGAAGTTTCTGCTTCTAATTTATAGAATAATACATCGTGGACATTTTGTCTTGCAGAATCATTTACCTTGGTTGCATCTAAAGCAATTATTTCAAAGTAGTATCCAGCATTTGTTTTTGGGTCAACCATGATTGCAATACCACCACTGCCTCCTGCAATTGTAATTTTTTCATCAGCAGTCTTTCCTTGTACGGTATAAAGTTCTGAAGGTCCAACTGGAGTTTGTCCATTTTTTTCGTTATCTTCAATTCTTCCAATAACTCTAAGCCTTGTTCCAAAATGTTTAAAATTATTTGAAAGTGGCTTGTAAACATAGGACAAGAAGTTTGCAGGAGTATCTGTTGTTTTAAAGCCTCCGCCATTCATAACAAGAGCGGAAGACTGTGTTGTCCCGCTCTGAGTTGAAAGCATTTTATTTACAGTAGACTCTGAAATATATTTTGATGAAAAATAATTTTTAATAATTCCATTTCTGGTTGTCTTTAGGGCAAAGGTGTTGTTAACTCCAGCAGCAACATTTTTTGTTGTTGGTGGAACTGTCTGATCAAATTTAAAAAGATACTTAGCATCCATCTCAACACCACGGACGTTGTCATTGTTTGACCAGTATGGGTTTAGGCCAGCGTTGTGTTCTGAGATGGTGGTTCCAAACTGTGCTCTTCCGTGTTTGGCAACTTCTCCATTTTTTAACTTAGACAAACCATCTACCTCTTCATAGTTTGGTTCAGAGTAGATTCTTAAAAGTCCTGTAGGGTACAGTTTCCCATTAAAGGGCAAAGAGGCAAAGTAAGTGTCATACTCACTCTTAGAGGTTATCCACACATCCCCAGTTCCAGAAATATTATATTGAACTGCATCAAACTTTATAATCTCTCCGTTGGCATAAAAGTAACCATTATACCTACCTAGATAATATATGGCTTCTCCAAGGTCCATAGTATTATTAATTATTCTTCCATTAGATACCGTTGGAGCAACGGCTGATAAATAAGAGTTCAATGGGATTGCACTAAGATCATAGGTGGAGTTATTCTGTACCTCTTGGTTTATTGATTTTGTGCTTTCTTCCCCAGAAACTTCCCACAAAAGTACTGGCTTGTATATATACATTCTTTCCTGTTCAAGCATCTGGGCTGCTTTAATGGTTCCAACAGTTCTTTCTATATGTCTTGTTGTGTATGATATTTGTCCAGCATTATAGACTTCGCTATCTTGACTAGTCAGTTCCATGATGTTTGCAAGTTTAGGCTTTGTGTCTTTATTTTTAATTACTTCTACCTGTGCGGAATCTGAAGATCCATATAAAGTTAAATCTGTAGGTCTTTGTGCTGCAGTTGGCATAATAAAATCTTTACTCATCATTATAAAATTATTATATTCGTCAAAGAACATTGCTGTTTGTGTTGAAACTGCTAGGTCCTGCAATATTTGAGCAACGCTTTTGTCTGGTGGAATAAAGAAGTATGGAATAACCATTTCGGATTCTCCTTCCACTCTTTTAAATACATAATTAGAAAATCCAATAGAGTCTAAAAGTAAAGATACAGCAGCGCTAACAGATGTGTTTGTTGACAATATCTCTGGTGCAGTTTGAGATTCAAAATAGAAGTACAGATCTCTTAGGGCGAGAGAGACCACCTTTGACTGGTTATCAACCTTTGGAAATCCGTCAGAGTACATGGTTTTTATAGGAACATAATAGTCTATGAGTCTTGCATCTGTCAAGACTTCATAAAGTTTTATTTGAATATTTTTTATATTTTGATTTGCGATAATACTAAGAGTGTTGTTTTTATTAAATGCATCATCAAAATCAAAAAATGTTATATTACCAGTTGATGCAAGAAGTTGTCCAACTGGCATTCCACTTTGTCCTAAATCTGAGGCACTTTTATTTAAAGAAAAGGATGTTACTCTATCTGATAAGTCAGCAGTAAGTCTAGGGGAAAACTCAATGAGATCAAAGGATGCGTCAAACTTCTTCATGCTGTCAACAACAATTCTAATACCAGAGATGTACTCAAACTCTTTATACTTTAGTTCTCCTCTTACAGTATAACTTGTTGGGTCTGTAAGTTCTGTAACAAAATTAGTAAAACTATCAACGACTGGCTCTTCAAACTTCCACCCATAGTTTGGAACAAATATCTTCCACTCATCCTTATACCAGATATGATATTCTCCAATATCCCCAGAGTTTTCAACAATAAGATATGCATCTCCTTCTCTTGTTCCCACTGGGGGCCTAAGAGATAAAGAGGATAGTTCTCCACGATAAACAAATACTTCAGAATATATTTTTGGCAAGATCAATCCGTAGGCTAGTTCCACATATCCATCTGATTGAATTATTGGGGTTCCATCTTTTCTTTTATCTTGATCATTAAATGAAACTGCATCTACCCAGTTATTATTTTTTAATACTTGAACCTTCCAAACATTTGGAGTTGTTTGATTTAGTTCTCCAAAGTACGGGTCAGGAAAAGATCCTGACTTATTTGTATATCTTCCAGAATCGATGTCTCCAATATTTGTCTGCATCTTTACAACAAGTCTGTTTGCTGGAACCTTATCTTTATACACAACAAATGGGGCAGCATCTTCAATCATATGCCTTCCGTTCATTGTCTTTGTAGCCGTTCCGTACTCAATACCATTCTCAGTTCTAAACGATGTCCAGTATTTGAATGGATCATTCTTGTCTGCCATATAATATCTTGGCTTTCTTGCCATATTTATGTCAGGGTTATGTAAAAACTTTCCACCCTGAAACACTGCCTTATTAATTCCAGATCTTGGTCTAAAAGGTTTTACGCAATCCTCTAGTGAGTATAAAAGTTTTAACTTTTCTTTTTTGGGGATAAGGTTAAACGGTAGATCGTTTTTATCAAACCCTCCATCAATAACAACATCTGCATCTGTTGCTCCATAATAAAATGCTGGGGATGAAGTTTTATTTTCTAAAACAAATGTGTTTGGAATAGTTCTATAGATAGATCCTGCATCATATGGGCGGTATCTATAATTTCCAACTGCTAAAATATTTGTAGCAATATTCATGTTCCATTCAGCAACAACCAATGACTGTGTTTTAATAGAAGAACTTGTCTCTATGTGCTTTAATAAATCTTTCTCTTGAAACATTATGCCTCTTCCAGAGTTAAAGATACATTCCAGAAGTCAAAGTTAAGCCCACTTCTTTTTTGAACTGAATAACTAAAGTCTGTAAAGAACATCTCAATAACTTCATTATACTTATTTGTATTTGCAAACCTTTCATCTACATTTGTAGTTTCAAAGACATCTTTAAAGTTCGTGTATTTGTCATAGGCAAGATAGACCCAAAAAGATCCACTGTGATTTTTATACCAGTCAAGGAGTTCTACTCCACCTGCGCCACCGTCTGTAGTAAACTCTAAAGGGTTTGTTCTTATCTCTGGGATTATTGCCATGTTTGGATTTCCATTAGCATCAAAGCCAGCATAAGTATCGAATGCTCTAGATGGCAGCATATCCCAAGATACTGTTAATGTTAGTTTATCTGCAGTATGATAAGATCTCATACGGCCATTTATCATTCTCTCCCGTTTTTCAATTCTGGTGGTCTTAAAGTCTATGGGTGACCTATTGTTATCAGAAAGGATTATGAACTCGCCATAGCCATCCACAGAGGCTCCTAATGACCCAATCTCGTCTCCTTCAGGGATGTGAAAACCATCTACCTTGATACCTTCGTTATCTG